AAATCGTCCGAATCCTTCCCCAAAATTCCCTGCGTTTCTCAAAAAGCCCACATAAAAGTGGCCAAAGCCCATTTTTCAAAACTCAAAAGTGGGCATAATTTTCACCCACTTTCAAGCTTTGTACGGACGATTTTCAATAATTCCTTCTCTGATAAGGTAAGTGTTTCCGGGCAATCGGCCGGTAAGAATACTGCTTAACGAAGGAGTCCCTTCGAGATTTCCGCAAAGACATTCCGTATCTAGCCGGAGAACTGAGACTCTTTTTTCTTTTGTTTTCGGATACCGACGGTCCAAATCCGAATGCCTCAGCCAAAGCGTCTGCCATCTCTTTTACTTTCACGGCAAATTCGTCAAACGCTTTGACAAGAGCATCTATAGTCTTCTGCCAATCATCCATAAATAATCACCTCCAAATCCGTCCGGTTCGTTTATCCTTAATAACAATCCGCTCTTCAATGTGGAAGTCGGACAGCTCACACAGCGTAAAAATGGTGTCCAAAAGTTTGTGAAACCGGTCCTCTTCCTGCTCAATGTTTCTCAGTGCTTCATAGGCCGTCTGGTCCGAGTACCCCTCAGCATTTTTTCGGCAATCATTTTTAATACCCATCTCGTCCTCCCCACCGGAATGAATCATCCATATAAGTTGCAGATGAATGGACAGCCTTCAACACAATCAGACCGATCAGGCTTACCAGTCCAGCGACACACGCAATAACTCCCATTACACATTTCATGTTGCTTCACCCTCACTTTCAACTAATTTCACACCGCCATATTCCCACAAATCTTCTTTCAGCTTTTCCATATCCAGCTCTCCATTTTGCCAGCGTTCGTAATATTCCAGGACCAGCTCAGTAAACTTCGGAATGCGCTTTGCATAGGATTTTGTCCAATAATGGTCCATCAGCACTTCCAGGGGCAGAGTCAGGAGCAGAACCATCGCAGTGTTTACGGCATCATCTGTAGCTTCCTGCTTGATTCGCTCCAGCTCTTTTCCGACCTGTTCACGGACGGCCGCATCGAGCTGCGCTTTTGTGAGATTGTATGTAGCGGTCTTTGCTTTCTGCTCTAATTTCTGAGCACGTCTCCTCTCGGCTCGTCCCATCATCCTCATCCCCTTCATAAATCCAGTTCGTTTTCGCAAAGAATAGTGGTACTCCCATAATCAGGGAAAATAAAAAGAACGTTGCATCCCATTCAATCGGGACCGACAACGCTCCAAGCAGGATAATCAGGACGGCATAGATTTTATTTTTTATCAGTTTTCGGCTCCACATAGTTACTCTCCTTTATTCTGCTCTTTGGCGAGGATTTTCGCCTCTTCCAACTTTGCGTATCCTTTGGCTGAAGCACAATGTTCAATACATTTGCATATCCGAGCGATTAACGCATACAAGCAGAAATATGCCAGTAAAATACAAATCAAGGTTTCAATAAAAATCATAAATAATACCTCTCTTTCAAATGCTCGATAACAGTTGCAAATAATTCATCGGTCGATAAATTCAGCGATTCCAATTCGTCTTCTGGAATAACTTGCCTAGCATTGATTCCATCTTTTTTAATGGTAATATAAATGCCATCCATGGGAAAATCCGCTTTGGAAAAGCTAATTGTATAGCCGTCGTCTATCATCGATTTAATGGTTCCAACTAAATTCATAGATTTATCTCCTTCCCGTCAGCATATAATTTAACTCTTTCTCCAATAATAATCTCCGAATATGGTAGAGTTTCAATCCACTTGCAGAATTCTACCCACTCGTCGAGCTTATGGTTTTTCCGCATAGGATAAATGCCGGCCAGCACTTCGTAGTTAAGCATGACTGTCCGCTTCTGGTTGTAAGAAGAGGGGAGAAGCTGGATCATCTGCCACCAATAACGCTTATCTTTAGTTTTGAGATATAATTTTCGCCAATCATTCAAAATCTGTATTGTTTTTAACAGCCAGTCTTTAGAAGTAGTTCTAAACTGATTTGGAACATTTCTGCTAATAAACAAATGCTCATGAGAGAAATCGTCCATCGTAAATTCCTTCGCCGCAATTTTATGCATGGTAGAACAGGAATTAGCCACCGTCCCTACTTTATAAGTGTCAAACTCCTTCCACCAGTAAAGCGGAGCGGTAATATCTACATAGACCATAATCATTCTCCGATACTTCGCATGAGTCGGTCCACCGGCTGCAAGTCGCATCATCAAATCGTGGTCTGCTTTACCAAGCTGCCAGGAACGATTAAATGCGTGGGTGCAATATTCCTGATTTGCACAGTTCTCACATCCGATACCATTGTCCCCACCTTTGCAGATTCCACTATCCGATTTCTCCCAACTGTTCATCGGATTCCGCATTCCACGGATAGCGTGCTCCCAACCCATAACCTCTACGTTTTCAATTTTAATCATTGGCTTCTTTCTCCTTTCGCATTTTCTCCATCTCTGAAAGCATCTGATTCTCTTCATCGCAGAAGACAATTTCTGACGGATCAACTCGTCTGACTCCATCTGAAAACTCTACAATACCAAACATCTTGCTAAATATTCCCGCCGGAGCTCCGCCCATTAACGGACTAGCCTCCAAAGGTTTTGAATAATATTCCCATGCGTGGAAATATCCAAGCTTTTCGCCAACTTGACAAAGCCTTGTTTTCCACTCCATTTGCATATTAAGTCCCGCCATTACAATTTCTCCTTTCTCGCTCCAGCTTCACGTCGATAGCTTTCTGCAAATCTTCAGGCTTAATATCAAAAATGGACTCCAGGAAGTTCAGACAAATATAAGCATCTGCCATCTCTTCCAAGAGTCCAATTCTGTCTCCGTAGCCACGAACCTGTTTGCTGATCTGCTGCTGAAGCTCTGCGAATTCTTCCATTGCTACTGTACATTTTGTTTTCCATGGATATTTCTGAAGACTTCTCCGAATAATCCGCCGCCGTTCCTTTTCGGAAAGCTGAATATTGCTTTTTAGTCCTTGAATAAATCTATTCCGATTCATTGCTATTTTTCTCCTTTTTCAGATTCTCCAGAAGCTCATGATACATCTTTCGGCGCATCTCATACTCGCAGGAGGCAATCTCAATAAAGTCCTTTTCGCCTTCTCTGAAATATCGGTTAATCTCTACACGTTCTCCATCCGGCTTAATCGCATAGAGAATCCCAACCGTATCAAAGTCGCCATTTTTCCGATCGGTAAGAAACTCCTCGCAATACACACGGAACGGTTTGCTCTCCGGAAAATACGGCATGGTAATCGGGAATTTTTCTTCCATTACTCGATCTATCAAGCCACTGTGGTAGGATACATCTGGATTATCCAAGTTCACACCACAGAAACGGTTGACATCTCTGTACTTAACAGAGCCGTCAGCATATACATACTTAAAGAGAGAACTCATCCGCCGACACTGGTAATTTGCAATCTCTCCACGAAGACCACTTCGATCAGAAATATCGCTCCAGGCATCTTCTGTGTCTTCGATAGAAGTGAGCGGCTTTCCTTCAATCAATCGGTTTAAGATAAACTTTGTCATGCTGATGCTAAATCCGCTGTGACCATCTTCACAAAGACTCCGGAATGCCTTTAATGCACTTTCGTAGCAAGCACATCCGTAATCCCATTCTCCTGGTTTCCGATCAGGTGCTTCGTGTTTGCAGGCAATTTCTACTTCTCTTTCCGCCCACAATTCCATACTGGATTTCTCATGTGAATCGGGCTCTTTGATTTCAGATTCCTTTTCCCAATAGGAGTCATAGTCACCCTTTATAAAATTCCTGGCATGAGCTATATCGGATGTATATTTGCATTCCACACCCGGGCAAGTATCTCCGCAACTTTTACCATCACAAAGATAAAGAACATCAGCTACTCCGTTTTCCAGAGGCCAGATATTCCGATCATCTATGTACTCATTGGCAAATATCTTTCTGGTATCAGAGCCAAAGTTTTCGATGATTTCCGGAAGATTCTCATTGACTGCGTCAAATGTCAGTTCATTTTCTTTGCACCACTCAATGGCCTTTTGAAGCATGTCATCTACACGACAAGTCCAAAGAATCAGCTTATCTCCGTTCTTTTGTCGATCACGAAGATACTCTATCAACTCTTCATTGGCTGAGCCGATTTCCGGCCATTTGTTCTCGCATAAAGTCCCATCAAAATCTACTGCAATAATTTTTGCTGGTTTAAGATTCATATCCTTTTTCTCCTTTCCATAGTGGACTCATCCCTTATGCAACTGCTATATCCACCTTGTGGCCGCCCTCATTATTGCTCGACCCTCTCCCAAAAATTCCAAATTATTCAAGCCATTTGTTATCGATATAATAGAAACCGAAAACACAGATCCCAATTAAGACTATCCAAATAATCCAGAATATCCATATTCCTAAATCAGTTTCTAAGTATTCTACGGTCTCGTCAATCCTCATGTTTTTATAAAATGGCGAGTTGTCAGCTATCGTATTATTAGACAGTTCTGTAAATACAGTCCCGGTAAAATTTAAACCTACCCCATAATATTTATACCGAATATGACTGGATTCTTTAATAGTGTCTATATACTCTTCTTCCGGCAAATCAATTTTACTAACTGGGAAAACATGGTTTAAAAACAATATTTTGTTACATGTCTGCTCTTCACTACCGGAATAATCCCATGTCCAATAGGTTTCCGTTGTGTAGTAAGTATGAGTTTTACCATTCGCCGTTTTTCTATGTGAAACCCGACGAGTATGCATTGTGTATCGTTCTTTAACCTTTTTGATATACATATATTCGCCGCCAATTTCAGGATATGTAACCGTATCGACAGCTTTTAAATCCCCGTACACAAAAGCGTTTCCGACATTGGTTCTCATCCCATACTCAAACAGTTCATGCGATTCTATTTTTATTGCTTTGTTATATTTTTCGTTTTTATCCAAGTGATAATCTGAAATTTTTCCAGCAATAAGAATCCCAATCAGAAGCATAACAGCTACAATTGATATACTTGCCAATATTTCCCGTTTTGTAATTTCGAAATTCTCAAAATCAAAACTTCTACGCTTACATCTTCTCATATTTTCTACTCTCCAAATAAATTCTGTGGAGCGTCAACAGGAGCATCATAATCGAGATAGGTATAGTTCTGAATCTCATATCCGAGAACATCGAGAAAAACTCTTGTCGGGAATTTCCGTATATATCGGTTATATTCTTTAACCTGCTTATTATAGTTACTCCGATATTCTGCAATTAAATTTTCTGTAATAGAAAGTTCATTCATTAGCTCTTTATAATTTTCATTTGATTTTAATTCGGGGTATGCTTCAGAAACGGCAGTAATAGCGGTAGTGACATTTTCAATGTCACCAGTGGAACCTCTACCTTCAACAATTGCAGTCAATGTCTCAGCTTCGTATTTATCGTACTGCTTAACACAATCGGCAAGATTATAAACCAAATCTACACGCCGCTTTTCCTGAACCTTAATATCTGAATCAGCGGTATAGACTTGCTCTTCCAAGGCAAACGCTCTATTCTGAGAACTCTGCACACCAAACACACATAATAAAATAACAGCCACTATACCAGCGGCTACGATCAAGGCTACTTTCCAGTTGTTTCTAATTGTTTTCATACTCTTTTTTCTCCTTTATTCATTCTCAACTATTTTTATATTTTTGTTAATATAATCGAAAAACCCAAATTTGTACTCGTCTTCGGATATTGCTGTCATTTCTTCCATTTCAGAGCTAAACAATTCGATATTAGAATAAACTTTCCTGATCTTTGAATTTGTTGTAATATCGAGAAAATATACGTGAGCGAAAAACACTCCGTTTTTAGAGAAGATGTATTCAATTTGTCCAATCCTTTTGGTCTTCTCTTCTTTAAAATAAGTGTTCTGAAAATTATCGGTATAAAAGTTTGCCATTTGAGAAAGTAACGAATTTTTTAATTCACTTTCTTTTTCCACACGTTTTTTGAATTCTTCAATATTGTTTAAACAGGTCTGTAGAGCATCGTTAAATGGATTTTGTGGAATTTTCATGATTTCCTCCTTCTTATCCTTCTGAACTTGTCCACGCTTTTTATCACCCCGGTATTCTTGTTAATGATGCGGTAATAGAATTCGGTCTCTTCAACCAGCATCCAGTCTTTACAATTCAGATAATGAGCAGATAAACATTCTTTTTGCTCTCTGGTTAATTTTTTCGGTTGCTTCATGTGGTTTTCTCCTTGCTAAAGCTGGTCTTCTTTGATTTGGGAAATACTAACTTTTGATAAAGCGCTTTGGCCTCTTCTCCCTGATAGGCGTTGATAATTTCGACTTTTCCTTTCTTCTGCTTTCCGACAATCAGAACACCAACGTCTTTTCCATGGGAAAAATCCCAACTCACAATTACGCTATCTGTTGATTTCATTCGCCATTACCTCCCCAAGCTTATTTTGGATGCGGCTTAAAATATCCTCCACCAATTTTCTCGTATTGGGATGCAGTTTTATATAATTTTTATGCTCTTCGTACCAGGAGAAAATTTCCAGCAAATTTCCTTTAAACCAACTAAAGGACCACCAATCGCAAATCATCTCCAGAATATAACAGTAGGGCATCTCCAAAACGATTTCCCCTTCTTCCGGATCATCATTGATCAATACCCAATGCTGCCAATGATGAGGATTTCGATGAATATGTAACAACCAGGCTTTTCGAAAATCCTCCACTACTGCATAAGAGCGATTTCCTCCATAAAAGTAAATATCATAGGGGCCATATTCATCAGGCTCAGTTTTGGATTGGTCATGTGCAAATACGATATTGTGTTCCGCACCACTGCCCTCTGTAATTTCAGGAAGATTTTTCTGCAACCATCGAAATCCCGCTTCAACGTTAGATTTATGCTGTGCCAAATATCGGTCATATTGATAGCTCATTTTTTCTTTTCCTCCCACATTACAGGTTTGTGAGAATTGAGATTATACCCATAATCCAAGCATTCATTACACGGGTCGAATTTTTCTCCCAATTCCTTGTGTTTACAGGTTTTACAATACTTTTTAAAATCCACTTCCAAATACTCTTCATTCATGGTTAATCTCCTTTCACCACTTCACAAACCTCGATTCATTAAAATCTCTCTTATCTTTCAGTGCCTTACTAATTGCCAAATCAATCCCACTACGAGATTTCAAGTGATAGTAATACAAATCTTTGAATGGCGTATTCAATCTGTCTATTCGCCCCGCAGATTGCTGCATGATTTTGTAAGAATAGTTCTGTGAGTAGAATATAATGGTATCTGTCTTGATGCAGTTCCATCCTTCCGCTCCAGCATTGTACTGAACAAGATACACCCAGTTTTTCGACTCTGGGATTGGCTGGTGTTTGTGACCATTCCACTCTGCAATTTCAAAGACTCCATCGTCCTCATAAATTTGAAACAATCCTTTTAAAAGCTCCAATTCATAATCGAAGTTGTAAAATATAATGGCTCTTGGATGTTTCTCTACGATCTCCATCAAGGCGATCTGCCGAGACTCATCCGTATTTACAATTTTTCGCCATATATAGCAAAGACCAGCAGCATTTGTAATCGGCTCGTTTTTAAATGGGTCCCATCTGGTTCGTCCAGCGTCTCTGTATTTTTCCACATCATATTTGACAAACACATCTTCGTGATGAGAAACCGTCTGGCGCTTGAAATCCATGTTTACCAGGATTCGATTCCTGAGTCGAATCAGTCTTCCTGTATTCAAATATCGGTCAATCTTTGGGTATTTACTGAATCGACTATAAACCACATGTTCTTGGATGAATTCTGTCCGATTTTTGTAAAACCCATTTGCGATGAATACCGGAATATAATCCTGCCAGGTATCTCCCGGAGTTGCAGACAATAGAATCCACTGATTTGATTTGGTGATTTTCAGGAATGCCTTCACCCAAGCCCCGGAACCGATTACTCTCTGCTCGTCAAATATAAAGAAAGCATCCTTCACATCGGCATACTTCTTGATATTATTCCAGGAATCCACGATAACCTGATTTGAATATAAATTAACATCCTCGTGAACCGAAAGAAGGAAAGGCGAAAGATCACCCTCCCATTCCATCGTGTCTCGCTTTCTGGCTGTTGTGATGATGTATAAGTCCTTTGGGGGATCGTCCATCGCAACATAATCCTCAAGTCCCATCAAACAATCTGGATTTCCTCCATTCTGAAGATAGTAATAAGCCAACGCTGTTCTGGACTTTCCGCTTCCAACGCCGCCGCACAGAATACAGCCATTTCTCATTTTTTTTACTGCTGCTATTTGATAGTCATACAATTCAACGGCCATTCCGTTGCTCCTCAAGAACCGCTGTTATGCTGTTTTTCAGGTTCGCCATATCCGAGTACATCTCGTTTTCATTCTTCGTGCAGTCATCTTCTATGGGAGCCATATTTAACAGACTATCCAGCTCTTTTTCTAATGCTTTCAATCGTTCATTCACGCTTATCCCTCCTCATAAACTTTCATATACTGTGAAATAATCTTCTCATAGTCCACACATCTGAAAAATATATAGGTGTAAACCAGTAATTCTTCAAATCATCAGCCATAGTCATTGGTTTGATCAAAGAATTTCCAACTTTAAAATATCCAGCAATTCCTAGAAGAGAAAGTTGAATATAGCACATCAAAGCTGGAACTTCTTCAATGTCTTGTCCGGAAACTAATAAATGGTTTTGATAATTATAATTTTCTTTTTCTAATTGCTTTCGTGCTTCGTGAATAGCAGCAATCAAGTTGGCTCCCGCTCCGCAACATGGATCGTTGATGGTAATATAGCCATCTTTCCTTACTTTCTCAGTTACATCCGTAATGGTGATTTTTGCCAGAAGCCGACACATATCATAAGGAGTAAATATTTGTTTCAACTCATCGTAGCCAAGATTTAAGCTCATATACATCTTTCCTAAAAAATCCTGCTCCGGATTCATTTCTAAAGACATGACCAGATTTGCAAACAACTGTGGAAAAAGTTCCTGTTTTGACTTACTGTAATGGCGAATGATATCCAAGTATCGTTTCTCTCGCTCATCAAATTGAGATTTGTCCACAGAATTTGATATAGAACAAGCCGACATAACAATAAAGTCTTTCCAAATATCCCACGGTCTGTTTTTTTCTGAAACAAGTTGACGAAAGATGTTCATAAATTCTTTCTCATATCTGTCGGGTTTGAAAGTGGGAAGATTTTTCATTTTCGGCTTCGGTGATAAGCTTACTTGATGTTCCTCTTTATGAACTACAAAGTCGTGCTTCTCTGATATTTTCTTTGGTTTTTCGACCTTGGAAACAGAAGCATTGATTTTCGGTTTCGCTGTGGTTCGCTTCTTTTTCCGATTCCAAAATTCCATACTTTTTCTCCTTTCTCAGAAATATAGGGCTGTTTCCTCTAGCCTTAGGACATTTACCTTGCTGGCAATATCAGGCACCCTATCCGTCGCTTATCAGCGGAACGGAATTTCTTCCGGACCTTCTTCCTCTGCATACTTCTCGGCAAATTCATCCTCTTCGATGGTGACATACATCGTTTTCAGATAAGCCTTGATGCCGGTTTTACCGTTCACTTCCCAAGAATACGGTCGAATCGTCAAATCAACATTCCGAATCTCCGCATAGTCCAAAGTGGAAATGGATTCATCATCCAACGGTGTTTTTGTCTTTCTGGTAATCATATACACCTTAGGCGGGATATTCTCGAAGCTGACTGCCACCTGAATATAATGTCTCGGCTCTTCATCCTCGTCTCTCGGAGCCAGCACTCTTACATTCCAACCATCATTTAAGAGCTTTTCAGCCTGTTCTGGATCGTCAATAACAACACAAAAATTTCGATTACCAGCCCGATTATACTTAGATTCTTCTCCTCTGAAATTCCGAAAAATAATGCGAGCGTTTTCAATAACAATATTAGGTACATTTTTATAAGCCATGATACTTCTCCTTTTCTTTAATTAAATGGTAATTCTTCGTCAGCGTCTTCTGGGATGTTCATAAAATCCTCCATCCTCGGCTTTGGAATATAAGGATCATCCGATACAAACCATTCGAAGTCACCGTATTTGGATATGGTTTCCACTGCGTCGTCTACAAGCTTGTCATAATAGGAACGATCAATAGAATCCTCTTTGGAGAGTTCTTTAACCATTTCGGACTCTAACCACCGATAGCCCTTTGACCCAGTGGCAGCATAATATCGTCCGTCCTTTTCTCTCATGAGCAATCCGCCACCAGCCCCCGATTTAATCGGACAGAACTGACCAACTCGTCCAATGAAAATATAATTGTGAGTCGCCTCGTCTTTTTTACAGAGCTCGCTGTATCTTGCTCCTATTTCTTCGTATGTATATCCGTATTTAGATGCGACATCTTCAAGAGATTTCCCTCCAGCCTGACTATTCCAAGCCTTGTCGATGGCATTTAATTCCCTTTCTTCCTCGGTTGTAAGCTGCGGAAGTTTCTCGTTCATGTCTAAATATAAAGCGCTGCTTACCGACTTGGTTTCACACATATCTTTAAAGACAATTTCTTCGCCGCTGAAAAGTTTTTTGAAGACATAGGGAATCTGGAACTGAGTTCCTGTGGCTGTCCATTTTCCGTCTTTATACTTGGCAATATAGACAGCGTCATTTACCAGGCACATCCGGTCATATGTAGCCTCGTGCTCAAAGGTGTATCCATACCGTTTCCCATAATCCATAACAAACTGGATAATTTCCGGTGTTGCATCTGGAATCTTGATGGAATCCGTCTTAATGTGGGCAACAGTAAAGCCCCGTTCCTGCACCTCGTGCTTGAGGTTGATCATGAACAGAGCTCCTCGTTTGGCCACAATATTATCTTTATTTCTCGGATCACGGAACGGATTCTCGAAGTTGGCAGAAGTCAGGCCATATACCGAATTGATTGCCGTCTTCAAAGCATTTGCCAAATCTTTTGCCGTCATCTCTCCGTCAATAACCTTCTGGATATACGGAGTCAGCTTTCCATCCAGCATATGATTGACTTCATCCCAGGCTTCGTGTTTGATGCTGACTCGTCCTTCCACAATATCCCGAAAGGCCCTTGTAAATTTCACACCAAACAGAACTTCTGCGATTGCACTGTGAGGATGCATAGAGGAAATATCCAGCAATGCCACATTTCCATACATACCAGGTTCCGCGTAAACATAGCCGCCTTCTCCAACCTCTTCTCCTCGATATGTCGATTTTCCATTTTCATACTTGTATCCAGGAAAATATGGAAGAAGGCTTCCTTCGTCGCCATGCGTTTGCGCCATCATTTCAGGACACGCTTCAGCCAAGAAAGATTCGGTTTCTTCATCAAGGTGATGCACTGGCTCTGCCAGATTTCGGTAATTGAACTGAT